CAATGTCCATTTCTTTAGCCGCATTCTCCTTAGTTAACAATCCAACAATAGGAGCTAATTGTGTAGTAGATTGAGGTAAATCTGTTGTAACTTCACTACCGACTGCAACGCCACGTAATGTAAATTGAATACCAGCATCAGTCATATACCAACCTAAATTACGCCACGTAGTGTCAGCCGACACACCCATATCTACAGTAGCTTCAGAATTGTTATCTCGAACAACTCCAAACCAATTTTCACCGGAACCAGTAGCTTCAGCTCGAAAGCCTATGCCTTCACATGTATTGCCTAAAGCTTCATCTGGCGCAGCAGTCAATGATGACCAAATTCCTACCCAGGCATGAATCTGTGTAGTATCCTGCATACGAACTTTACATCGAAATTCGGTGCCCACAGGAGGGGGGCCCATGCCCATTCTTTCTAGATGGATATTGCCACCAAATCCTGTGGATACACCTGTGGTTAAGCGTGTAATACCGAATTCAGACCATGAGCCGAACGTTCCTGCACCTTGAACTTTCGATGCAATAACTGTCCCCGACATATCATACCGGGTCCACGGTAATTGTCCAATAGTTGTACTAGCAAAATCATCGATTAGAGAAATTTCTCTGAGCTTACGCTCTAAGCTATTATCGAATTCTTTTAGTTCTAGTCGGCCGATGCCGAACTTAGTACTTACAGCAGGTTTACTAACTGCCAATTGACAGTAGCGTGCACCTTCCGGTGGAACCAAGCTTCTAGAACTTGTCTGCCAAACATTGGCAGATGTGGCAGTCTCGGAGAGTACTACCCATGTATCTAATACTGTTTGTGCTGCATTAAACCAACGAACATGTACAGTAATAGCGTCAGAGGTTCCGCTAATTACGTATTCAATTAAAAATCGGTATCGTTTCTTAGGCGATACCGGAATAATTTCGGACTTGACTTTAGTTGCTGCCATGTCCTTCTCCTACAGAAGAATTAAGAATTTAGTTCCATACTGTGGTGTTACACCACCACCAAAGGTGGTTCCATCGTCTAAATTTGCATCTGTAGCCCAAGCACCAGTTTCCATAGCCCAACCATCAGGCGGATAATTAGTACCCTTGGTCTGTTCATTAAAATTGAAGTGCATGCCATCTACAAATGCTGTAGAATATCTGTTCATTCCTGCGGTTCCCACAGGGAGGCAAAGTACGTTGGGAACGGTAGATACGGCGCTCGCTCCCGTTTTGGTTCGGACGCGAACATGGAAATCCAATTCTTCATTAACTGGAATTAGGTTGTCAGTCCTAGCATTGAATTGAAATGTATGGCTTTTTGTTACACCAATTAAATCTGTAGCCGATGGAATGCCACCCGGGATAGTAACATAAACTTCATAAGTTAAATTGGACTCAACATTCTTATTGGTTTTAGAGCCGTTAGGAACGTTGTTAGTCCAATTAAGGATACCACCAGCATATGTCGGTGTATACGTAACATCTCCGATGCCTGGAATTAAATCTTCCTGTAGTGGACCATTTCCGGGAGCAGCAGACAAATCATACCATGTAGCAAACCGCCCAATAGGCGAACCCTCCTTCATGCGGAGTTCTGTACGAATTTCTGTCTCACTGAAAAAATGGCGATATCCAATAACAGAAAAAGACTGATCTTCAGAATAATGCACATCATTAGCATTAAAAGTGTATAGATCATCAAGCTCAACGAATGCAAAAAATGGCATTGTGACGATCTTTTCCATGATAGGAAATTTTAGATCGTTAACAATTGCATCAGCCATAGCCTCTGCTTCCGCATCCGTATCAATAATAGATGTGGCCTTTTCTGTAATTCCCATCCAACGACGACCATAAAGTGCAATAGACGTAGGACTTTCTGATGTCACAGGTTTAGAAATTGGTGTGCCTTCAGAATCTAAATCTGATGCATCTGGATAGAAGATTGTGATTGCATTTCGTACCCCTGCGATATTAACTCCAAGTTGAGTAATATCGTAATAATCTGCTTGTCCAAATGTAAAATCTGATGATGTTTTAGTTCTCTGTGGTTCAACCAATTTTAATTGAAATTCAGAGGCACCTTCATCCCACAAATATTTAATCCGCCAACCAATCTGATCTACAAGCAAAATCAATTGTTTTGCTACTGATTGTTTAGTAGCAACAAAATCCCCGATTAAATAAGAAGGTGTAACAGGCACTTCTAGTGTGGGGGGACTCGCTACCCAATCATCTATAATTTCTTGCAATACTACTTCTAACACTTCTGGAGTATCTGGATCACTATATATAGTTTCTTCTTCAATCCAGGTATCTTGTAGTCTTGAAAACTTATCCCGACAATTAATTACAATTTCTTGGGATGCCCAGTCGATATCATCAATATACCCACGAAACATTTCAATCCAATCGAGCGCAGCCGCATTCTCACCCGCAGCATATCTAGCACTAATTACTACTTCACGTGTTAAAAATAGCAGCGGATCATAAGAACCCGCTGCATTGAAATTCAAAATACTCGCTTCAGCCAATGGTGCTAGGGAAAAGTCGTGATTAGCTCGAAATAGTTTAATTACTGCGTCACTACATTCAGAATCAATACTATCTCCAAAGTCGCATGCAATCTGAAAATCTTGCGAAAAGAAATCTCGCATGCTTTGTAACGTACCGTCAGCATCACGAATTTGCACCCGCAGATCAACTCGCCTTTGCTGCTTAGTAATAATCTGCCTATGTGGAATATCGGCGGTACGCATAAATCCTCCTTAATTTCGGGTTGCCCACAGGGAGGGCGCTATGGGCTATGATTCTCTATTGAATTCATGCATAGTGAATGTGACTTCTTGTAGATTGGGGTACCAAGTGCCATCCATGAAGCCTTGCACATACTTTGTAGAGACGTCGAAGGCTTCCACAGAATACCTATGGTCGTCCAGCATATCGCCACGTGCAATAAACTTAGGCATTTCACCAAAGGCCGATGATGCAGTACCAAAATCAACCGCCCATGCTTCCGTAATGTCAGCTTCAATAACTACGAGATCATCAAAATAATGTGTACTACCGTCGTTGGTACCTAATGTTAGAATACCGGCAGTTAAGTCAAAAAAAGTTGTGCTAGTACCATCATTTCGTATGCCGTCCACCCACTTCTGTCCCTGACTATTAATGATATAGTGGACACCATTAGCACCCAGAGAGTCGGTCTTCCAAAACATGGCTGTCCATTCAAATAGGAAACCCACATCCCAAGTAACTTCTCCTGTGGGGCCGTTCTTAAGTCCTGCTGCACCATACACAGCTGATGCTGTATTTCTGGTTAATCCAGATTGTGACGCCGGGCCTAAGCCCTTACTAGAGTATAGATAGAGATCATTGGTAGCTGATGCATTGAAATCCCAAGTATGTCCCTGACCCTGAATTAATGCAATCAAGAAAGCACAATATTCAGGAGTGTTCAACCGACTAGTTACGGTCCACTCCCGTACAATGGAGCGCCTAGAAGCCAACGGTTTTCCGTTGAAACTTCTAGCTGCGTCACCAATAAGAACAGGAGTCATTTCAGCTTGTTCATTCTTGATGGGTACTTCGTGATTTTGAATCATGAAGAAAGCCATGATTGACTCCTACTCGGCCGAGAACTTAGGTCCGATGTTAGTAGAGACCTTACCACTCTGTACAAGAGCCTTACGCTTTGCAATCTTCTCTAGAGCTTCCTGAAGCTCCTTAGGATCATTGGCTACAACTAACAGGTTTTCAATATGAATGGATGAGCCACCCATACCAAAACTAGCCATCTTGCTTAATGGCACTACAGCCTCTGGTCCGGCCTCACCCACGACTGCTACCGTTTTTCGACGCACGATACCGCCGTCTGCAAGATGCGGAAACTTGTGCCCAGGTAGATCATCCTTCGTAGGCTCCCGTACATTTCCACGACCACCGCCGGGCCCGTCGCCTCGGTTTGCACCTCCCTGTGGTCCACCCGAATCCGCCCCGATGTCCATGTTGGAGAAGGCTTCCTGCCATCGCGTAAGAGCAACCTTGTACCCAACAGGTACGTTTAGAAGCTCTTCCGTCATCTTCTTCATAGCTTCTGTACCTTCATCCGCTGCATCAGCATGATTAGACAGTGCTTTGGCATCTGCATAACTCATATCCATCAAATTACCCATATCCTCTTCCATCTGCGCAGTATCAGCCATTGCAGATCGCACTTCATCTGCGGCCTTATGCAATGTAATTGCATCTAGAAATGCTGCAATAGCACTTAAGACACCATTCCAAACTGAAGCTAACACGTACACAAATCCCATAACAACAAGACCCAGCACCTTAAAAACTTCAAATAATGCGCCTAAAGCAGTATCTAGAAGTTGTGCACTTCCGCCCATGGCCTTACTAAATGCACCTAAAGAACTAGAGATCATCTTGAAAACAGCGATAATGGGTTGCAAAGCGGCAGCAAGACCTTGGAAGGCTTTTCCAATGTCCTGGAGCAAATCAGCTGCACCTAAAGCCATGAAAGCATCAACAATACTTGTTAGCAAATCTCCAATAGTCTTGATGAAATTAGTCAATCCACTTAGAAGAGGATTAACCCACCCTTGAATATGTTCAATTGTATCAGTAATTATTTGCAATGCAGCGCTAAAGAACTCTAAGCCCTTAATAAATTCCCACAAAATACCAATCAAGGTACCGATAGGTCCTAACAATGCTGTAAACATCGAAATAGAGCTCATCATTCCATTAACTTCTTCACTTCCAGCGTCTTGGATAATACCACCAATCATTTCATTATTCTTTTTCTTCTGTTCCGCTGCTGCCAGCTCAAATTCTTTTGCTAACTTATCTAATTCAGCACGAAAATCTGCATTAAACTCATCTACACTAGTTTGAATACTAGAGATCTGTTCATCAAATAATGTGGATCGAATGCTCTGAATCTTCTGATCACTAGCCATTTGATTCCAAAACATACCAATACCATCACGCCAAGCTTCATACTCCTTTTCGGACATTTCTTTCTTAGTTAATTGCTCACCACCAGTATCAGCGCCATCAGTCCAGCGAGATAAGAAATCCTCAAGCCAACCGTCCAATACTTTAGCACCTTCAGCATCCAATTCAGTAAAGCCAAGCAAGTAATCTTGCAATGCTTTCTTGATATCATCCGGTGCAATAGCATTGAACATATCAGCGACTGGACCTTCTACTAGTGCCTGGAATGTACCAGCAATAGCTCCCCCGGTGCCCATAATTCCATCAGTTAGATCTCTATTAATTTGTGCCTTAAGATCACTTAGCATGGTAGTAAGACCGGAGGATACCGGTTGATAATCCTGCGAATCAGGATTCCACTCCATACTTACCTTGGTAGTTTCATCAATTTCTTTACGTAAGTTATGCCAAGCATTGGCTGCTCGACCCATACCATCGGCCATGGTAGTAAGGATAGGTGCCATAGGAGCGCCAACAGCTTCAGCAGCTTGACCAACCCCATACCAGAAATCAGCTAGTGTAGTCAGTACTGGATCCATTACATCAACAATGTCTTTTGCAAATTCATTGATAGCAAAAGTCATTAAATCCATAGCACTAGTAAATGTAGTAACTATACTGTCCACAGAGGAAAGTGTAGCGTCCTTCATACCATACCAGTTCCGGGACCAAGCTAATCCAAGGGTCGCGGCATTAAATGCAAGCATACCTAGAACAATTCCTAGGTAAGCTAGGCTAGCTGCAATAACCAAACCAACTGGAGTGAACAGTAGAGCTGTCAATGTAACCATTGAACTAACAAAAGCCGACACAGCAAATGCTGCCCCAATAAATCCAATACCCATAGCTGTAAGAGCTGCTGTACCAGCTAATGTCCACACAATTAGGTTCTGGGTCTCGTCGCTTAATGCGTTGTACGCAGCCAATACGGCCCCAGTTACCTCTACAACAAAGACCATACCATCTACCATTGTCTTAAAGAAATCACCTCCGGACCGCATTGTTTCTGCTAGAATAGGGATAATACCCTTTAATGCTTCTACGAATGGGGCTAGACCATCTGCCATGGCCAACTTAGCATGGTCTGTGAAAGCTTCCCACATACCACCTAGAGTCATAGCCATTTTGTTCATCTGGCCCCCTGTGGTAGCCATCATATCTCGTAGGACTACTTCTAGGAATCCTTTAGACGAGACGAATTCATTTTGCACTTTTTCTCGAGCACCGGCTACAGTTGTCCCCAGGTGCTTGGCCAATGTATCCCAAGCCCGGAAACCACTGTTTTGCAACTGATTCATATCAGCAGTCATGATCTTGCCCATACCTTTCATATCGGTAAAGGCTTTCACAAGATGCTTTAGACCATCTGCACCAGTACCCATAGCAGATACTTGGTCGCCAAAAACAGTCAAGATAGGAATCATATCTTTTAGTTCTAACCCTGCACCCTGAAGCTTACGAACTTCGTTCGTCATCTTCTCAAATGCAAAGGGAGTTTGCTCTGCAAATTTACGCAAATCTTTGATAAATTCCCCTGCTTCTTCAGCAGAGCCAGCCATGTTACCAATAGCGATATGCGCAACTTCTAGAGCCTGGGCAGTTTCCATTCCAGCAGTCACAGCATTACGAGCCATGTCTACTAAAGCACCACCCGTATTTTCAGCCATATGTACAAAACGGAATAATCCCTTTTGTGCATTGGCTAGTCCAGTTGTAAATCCTGACGCATCAAGATTTAGCGCCGCCCAAATATCACCGATAGATGCAGCCATTTTAACCTGCCTTACTTAGCTCGCTTTGGCTTAGCGGTCTTGGGGGGCTTAGACGTGGATGATTTATTCTTCTTACGTTGCTCTTCTCGAGCCTCATTCTCCATTACAAAAAACTCATGCCATTCAAACATTTCCTCTAGCGGCATTTCGTTTTCAATCTCCCAAACACCTTTACCTAAGCGATCCGCTAGACTGAAGAGGAAGAATCGGGTAGGATCGCGTCGGAGTTTTTTCCGGGCGCTTCCTCCCCTACATTCCGAACCTTCATCAATCGCATACAAGCACCAGCAAGAATATCGACCCAACCACCAATCGGCTGCTCTAGAAGAACGTCACGATCAGCAAGATCAAAAACCTTTTCACCTGTCTCCGGATCATAAACCATGTAGATAATAGTCAGAACTTGCATTGATGCTGCACTGATCTTATCATCTCGCTCCTTTCCGGATGCACTAGCATGAATACCTGCGGCATTCATAATATCTTCACGCTGCTTGATACTAGGAGACCGAACCTCAAATTTAGTACCATCAATCTCTACGATTTCAGTGGCAAACTGTACCTTACGACCAATAGTCAAATCGCGCAATGTCTTTCTAGCCATTTTGTCCTCCCTCTACTAAACAGAAAAACCCGGCGTCCACAGAGAGCCGGGCTAGTCTGACTATGCATCGATGTATGAGAAGTGGACTGGGCGCCCGTCTGCATCTTGTGTGGGCTGAGCCTGAAACGAAATTGTTCCCTCAATTAGATCGCCGACACCAGCGTCGATGTTCAGTTCAGTAATAATAGCCAAGACACGATATTGACATGTGGCTCCGCTATTCAAATTAAAAGTAAATACACATGGAGTCTCATTTTCCCATAGATCATGTAAAATAACTTCTCCAGCACCACCATCGTAGTCTGTTTCAAAAATTTCATAGATCTGGATTTCTCCAGTGGCATCAATAATGGTACCCTGTCTGCTATGAGCGGTGTCACCAAATACAGTATCGTCTAACATGTCACGTTCAGCTACGATAGTGAAGTAATGTCCTTCAGTGATAGTATGGGTTGGGAAATATTCCCCTGTCGCCGTAATAGGACCCGCAAACGCTGTGCTGGCTTCGAATGTTACAATACCAAAAAGATAGTCAATGGTATCAATATCACTGGGGTCAATAGGAACACCATTATCAAAAAAATCTACTGTAACAGCTGGATTCCAAATCCGTCTAGCTGCAGACGTAATTTGCCATCTATCTGTTCCAAGGTTAGTGAAACCTTGAGTTGTGAATGTTGTACTAGCCCCAGTGACACCGAGACTACATTGATAGCCTGGAGTTGCCATATTGTAGCCTCCGTTATGTTAACTAGGGAACCGCTGTTACAGCAGAAGTAGATACTAGCTCACAACTAAACTCAACCTTATCAGCAACACCAGCGCTAATTTCAAAGGTAGATACTTTGCACTGGACCTTATATCCATTTGTACCGTCTGGACGAAGCCGAAAATAGATAGTGGCACCAGATACAAACGCGGCTCTAATTACATTCTGACCGTTGGTATCTCCCCCTTCAAAGTCACCAGAAATGCTTACTGGGATATCCTGTAGACCAAGAATGCGGGTATGGGCACCTGAAGTATCCTTGAAATCTGTAGTCTCAAGAACATCTCGAGATAGACCAAAGGTATAATCGTTGATACCATCAACTTCATTGTATGTAATATCGTCAGTGCTAACATCTAGAACTGACGGATGTGCTGCTAATGCCATGGTTTTCTCCTAACCTTTGTAAAGTAGCCGGTCAGTCATAGACCAACGGTGATTATCGGTATCATCCAACCCATAATATTGCGGGTCTGATTCTACCATAAGACTACCAAAAAATCCGGTGTGCGCACTCACGTTTGCACGCTGTAATGTACGCCAAATCTCACGTGCAAGTGTCTGTCCAGTTTCGAATTGATCTTGTTGCTGTCTAACATACAAGTGTACTCGAAACTGTCTGTAGTCTTGACCAATACCAAAATATGGTCTCGGTTCAAAGGACATCAATCCGAAGATAAACACTGCATTTCGCGGAATCGGTCCACCTACCTTATATGGCTTTGGTGGACCGGTAAACATATTGGTTCCTAGAGTGAGACTAAGTCCTCCAGCAGCCAATAATGTACTACAAACAACTTCCGGTCGAGTGTACTCTAACGACATATTGCACTCCTACCGAAATAGTCTCTTGTATAATAACTGTGCAAGTTCAGCTGTACCTCTAGCTAACATTTCATCTACAGCCTGACCAAGATAATTAGCTTGCCCAATATCATGATGATAATATTCATTTTCATGCTGGATTTCAGCATAATCGAATGGACCACGAAACGCTGAGAATGTAATTACGAGCTGTACTATAGCACCTTTAGCGCTAACAGCACCATAGTCAATACGTCCAGATGCCTTGAGTTGCCCAGTTTCTAAAGGCGTAAGCTGCTTAGCTCTCTCTAGAACTTTATTGGCTAAGGCTGTACCTGCTTCACGATTTGCTAAATACACTCTAGAATCTATGCGTTTAATCGCACGCTCTACAGCTTTAAGACCAGTGAATGTAATCCCACGACTAAATGCCATAGCCGGCTCCCACAGGGAATAGGCCCAGCGCTAGCTGCTCCTAGAAGTAGGTTTCATAGTGGGACACTGCACCGGTATCCGTCCGGATAACAGCTCGCCGTTTTACTTTGTTGGATTGCGCTGCATCAGACGTATTAGTACCAGGGAACCACACGCGTGCATCTAGTGGTATTTCTATCTCGCTGAATAACCTAGTAAACAACTCTTGCTCTTCACCTTGACGGGGCACGAACATTGGTCCGTGAAATTGCACCTCGAATTCGGATCTACAAACGAACGAAATCGGTGCCCCGTATACAGGATCACCAGCGCTAGATACACTAGTGACTGTGGCATAACTAGCAGTCTCCGTTAACCATCGGCGTAGAGATGGGTGCATGATACCTACCTATTGGGACTATTGTTCCCACATATCATCTTGCCCAATCATTGTACCAGGCAAGATAGCATCTGTATCACTGTTAAGTTCAGCTTTTTCAGCTCTAGACTGGCCACCCATCAAAATCTGAACATCCATGCCTGTAGTATCAGATTCCATTGTCTCAAGCATACTAATATAAGCACGAGCCATTTGACTACGTTTAACTTCTGTATGCCCCATACGCTCATCATGAGCCCTACTGTACTTTGCAATCAGCGCTCTAACCGCATCCATTGCAGCATAACGAATACTGTCGCTATTCTTGTCGAGAAAATAGTCGATCTCCTCATCTTGTAGTTGCTGATCATCAGTATCCGTGTCGGCAATCATCAAACGCACAATATAACGTCGACCAATCGCCGTGTCTGCATCAATTAATGATGCATCGTAGGTCCAGGACATATTAGCCTCCCAAAAGGGATGAGATAATTGTACCGACCGAACTACCACCGGCAGCTAATGCAGCAACGGCTACGTATAATTTCCACGTACGCTTGTCCTGCTCATCTAGCTTTCCGTCAATAGAAGCTACCTCGGTTTTAATTGTAGCAATATCTGCGGTTTGAGCACCAATTTCAGCACAGGTCTCTGGCCATTGGTCCCTAAGAAATGTGCGCATATCATGCGAAACTTGATCAGTAATTGCTTGTCGAGCTTCTACGGCTAGAAGTTTATTATCTAAACGTACAACTTCTGCGCGCAGGTGTTTTACCTCTGCCTCTAGTTCTGTAGACATGGTTACTCCTAAACGCTTATGATACGGTCTTCAATGAGCTGCTCGACCCATAAAGCACCGATGTTATACTGACTTAATCCAATATAATGTGATGTGGAATCCATGGCAAAATCTACATCAGAAGATGTGTCCAATACGCGTGTCCCCTGACAATTATCCACGAAGTCAATTTGTGCCTGC